TGCGGCTGGCTGCTCGGCAGCGCACGAGGAGCCGAGGCAGCACCGTGCGAACCGTAGGTGCTGTTGGATCCCCAGTAGGTGCCCCCGCCCGTGGGGCCAATAGGACTGTTACTACCAGCGCCCAGGGCTCGCATGTTCTGGAAGACCTGGTTGAACTGCTGTGCCTTCGCCACGATCGACGTCATCGTCTGATCGATGGACTTCACCGTGCCTAGCAGAGAATTGAGGCTCGTCCCTGCTTCACGGATGGAAGGGAGAAGACGACTGTTCCCGCTGCTGTCGCCAGGCGGCAGCATGTTCTGGGTAGCAGACACGTCACTCCTTTATAGGGCTCCATTCCTTCATGGCAATCCACCATCTCCGTTTACGGCTTGGTATGTGCATAAGCTCGCTTAGTGTCCAACTCGGATAATACCGATTCAGGACCGCAATCTCATACATGAGCGCCGTGTGATCAACCGAGAAACAAGGCAGCCAAGCTGAGTGCCAGGGGGATTTGTTCACCGCACTCAGCGCAAGGCTGACTCACCTCCCCCAAACGCGGACCCGGATTGCGCTCGTCGATTTCTTTCAGGATCTCCCGGCGCTCCAGAACCTTGAGACCCCTGCGGACCTGGTCCTTGCTCATCACCGGAACGCCGTCGATGGACTTGACGCACTTGGCCAGTAGCTCGGAGTTCATCGCTGCCTCGGTCCGCTCGGCGAGAGCGCCCAGCGCGCGCTGTGTGTCCCCCGTGGGCAGGCTGACCGCGACGCTCTTCTCGCTCGCCAGCGTCAACTCGAAGGTGCTTCCGCTGAAGGGGTCATCCAGGGTGCGCACCGGGATGTCCGTACTGAGTCGAACCTTCGGCTCCTGCTCCGCGCCGCAAGAGGGACACGCCAGCTTTGTGAACTCGACCTCGTCGCCGAAGGTCACACGGCGGATGGCAACCAGCAGGGCATCGCGGTCCCCCATCAGGAGACCGTCAAGGAGCTTCTTCGTCGCCTCGTGCGGACCTACCGACACGACTCCGCGCTGCAGCGTGACCTCCAGGAGCTTCGAGAAGTTGCCGCTCACTCGGGCGATGGCTTCCTCATCGTCGCCATCCAGCTCGCGAACGACGGCCTCGGTATAGACGTCATCCTCCTGGATCACGACGTAGCCGCCAGGCAGGGTGACATTGCAGTCAACCGGCGCTGGCGGTACGGGAGGCGTCTTGTCGATCTGATCTGGCTGCTCCGAGCTAGCGATAGCAGCCTGAGCGGCAGCCATAGCCAGGTCGGGGTTAGCTTCTGCGCTGATAGGTTCCACGTCTGTCTTCTCCTAGAAGTAGTGAACGACTTGCAAAGTGTTTAGTAGGGCCAGAAGTCCCAGCCTTCGTGGGCGAGTGTCATGTTCTCGACCAGGAAGGAGTTGTCTCCTGCGTTCAGGTCGCCGAGGCTAAACATCTGCGGCCATGCGTTATAGATCTTCCAGCGCGCGATCGGCTTGAAGGCGTCGTTGTAGGATCCCGAGTTAGCTGGGTGTCGGAGTAGGAAGACCTCGACGTCGCCTCGGAAGTAGCGACCACCGTTGACGGGGTTCAGTTCGGCTCCGTTGTGAACCGTGAAGAGTTCGGAGAACCACATCCACTGCGCGTCGTCGCCCAGGAAGGAGCCACGGGCAAAGCTGATCGGGTTGAAAGAGGTCTGCCCCGGCAGCATCTGCGGCGTGGTGTTCATGTTGCCAGCCCGGTAGGGAATCGGCGCCGTGCTCACGGAGAAGCCGCTTACCGAGGTGAACCCCAACTTAAAGTTGATGGGAGTGTTCACCTGGAACCGGCGACTCGTGATGGTGTGGTTAATACTCACCGCGAACTTGAAGTTCCGCATCGGCTCTGAGCCGATGTTGGAGAAATGCGAGACCGACTGAACCGTCTGCCCAGCGTTGTAGTCAGGGCTTTCAATACCTGCCATTGTCTACAGCTTCCTTATTGAGCGAGTGAGTTGGAGATGGTCGAGCCGCCCTCGAACTGACCGATGCGGATGACGATGAACTCGGCCGGGTACTCCAGCGCCACACCAATTTCGATGTTCACCACGCCGCTCTGGATACTCGACGCTGTGTTGTTGGTGTTGTCGCACTTCACGTAGAAGGCCTGACCGGGACTAGATCCCGCGAGGCCACCCTTGGCGTAGTACGAGTTGAGGAAGGAACTGAGGACTGAGGTCAGTGCGGTGTAGAGCCGGTAGTCGTTCGGCTCGAAGATGGCGAACTGAGTCAGGTTCTTCGAGGACTGCTCGATGAACATGAGTGAGCGCCGCACCGCGATGTACCGATCCGGGTAGCCGTTCTTGATGGTGCGGCCACCAAAGATGCAAATGCCGTAGCCGGGAACCGACTTGATGCCGTTGACAGGCACCGCGCCGGAGTTCAGCGAGTCGTAGTCGCTGGACGACAGCTTGTTCTGTAGGTCGACGACGCCCTGCAGGCGAGCCCGCACACCAGCAGGAGTCTGGAAGGGGCCGGAGGCAGCATCGTTGCTGAGGTACTGGCCGACGACCGAACCACCTGGCGGCTGTGCGACCTTCGTGCCTGGCGTGTAGCGAGACGGGTCGCTGACGACAACCCAGGGGTAGTAGACGGCTGCCTGTGACGTCGGAGTAAGGGACGCGGCGAACGACGCAACGCCAGCCACGGTGCTGTTGGCGGGCGGATCGACGACCACAAACATCGTCCCGATGCCGGTGGCGACACCCAGAATGTTGTTCAGGGTTGTGACGTCCACGACGCCAGGGGCATTGACGACTAGCACGCGTTCGAGCGTCGTCAAGAGTTGCGCACTGGCGAGGTACTCCGCAGCCGTGGGAGCAACACCATCCGCGCCAGAGGCCAGCGCGACACCGCTCTGAACCGCAGGAGCGTTGTTCGGAGCCACCGTGGCGGAGCCTTGGTCGGCCAGTACCACGTATAGGGATGAGCCATTGACCGTCGTGATCGCGTAACGAGGATCGCTGGGGCTCATAGAGAGGTCGGACCAGGTCTCGACGACGTTGGTGGCCGAGGTGCCGCCGTAGTAGACGACCAGGTTGAAGCGTCCCGTGACGAACGAGGCGGTAACGTCGATGAAGATCTGGTTGCCCCAGACGCCCGCTGAGAAGGCCGAAACCTGCAGCGTCGGGACGGGAGTCACGCCCGTGTCATTAAGGACACGAAGTGCGGTTACCTGGGTGGAGGTGGCCACCCGAGAGATGTAGGCCTGCGAGCCGCCGTTCTGGAAGTAGGCGTAGACAGCCTGCGCCAGATATGTGCTATTGCTGAAGTCGCCAAACTGCGATGTGAAGCCGGACCAGGAACTCACCAGCGTGGGAACCACAGGCCCCCGATGGCACTCGGCAATAAAGGCGGCAGCCGCATCCGCCGTCTGTCCCTGGTCAGGGTTAGCGACCGTCAGCACCTCATTAACGAAGACGCCTGGACGCTGGTAGTTAGCCATTTACTACTTCCCTATCTCAAATGGGATAGACAACGGTCTCGACAAAGCCCGGAGGGGGATTCTTCGGCAAGGTTTCATCGTTGATGATCACAGCCTGAGCGCGCGCGGTCAGGTCAAGCGCCCCATAGAAGATTTCAGATGGGATTTGAATGGTCCAGATGTTCCGGTAGAGCCGCTTCTGGTTCGCATCAGTGGTGTCGCGCTTTATGTAGTTGCTGACGATGACTCGGCGATCGGTGCCGTCTGAAGGGACATGGATCTGTCCAAAGCGGGGGTGGAAGACGCCATTCATCAACTGACGGATGATGGATCGGTCGTGCCGAATGTGCCGGGACCACGTGGTGACCTGGTAGACCATCAGCATTGGGCTAAGCAGATAGTCACTCGGGCCGTAGTTCGTGGCGTCGTACGGAGGACGATTTGCGAGATACGACCACTTCGGATCGTCAAGTGGTCCATAGCTACTGTGAACCTGCGACACGTTCTCAACGGCATCGATCAGGTCCACGGTGATGTACGGGTAGATCTGCTTCCGAATCTCAGGATCAGGCTGCTCGAACAGCACCGACACGTTGCGATGCGGATCAGACTGATCGACAACCCACAGCCCTTGGAGGGCCAGAAGAAGCGCCTCGTCCTCGGCGAGCAGGAAGCCTGCATCCCCAGCGGCGTTGTCGGCGACGTAAGCGGACTGACCGTAGAGGCCGTCGCCATAGTTCCCGCTCCCGTATCCGTACGAAGGAGGAGGGATGACGAAGCCGCCGTATGCACCGCCGCCAAAGGCCCCGTCTCCGTAAGACATCAGATCAGCCCATTAAGGTGACGAATGACGGCGTTCTGGAAGACGACGTCGGCGTGCTGCTCGGCGTGGTTCAGGTACTGTCGCCCCACCGCGAGGGGGGGCCGGTCTTCGTTCCCGTACTCCCAGTCGCCAGCATCGCCGTGATCGATGTGAAGGAAGCCGTCCTCGTGGCTGGCTGTAATCTTCGCTGCTTCCTCGCGCGGCCAGCCAGCTTCGAGTGCCTCGCCCCGAACGCTACGCTCGGCATGTGCTGCAACTTCCTGTCCGGCCTTATCAACGGCGCCCATGACATGCGCGTGTAGACGCACAGCAGGGCCTCCATCACAACCGGAATATCGTTCTCATCAACTGTGAAGGCAGCCGCGCGGTTCTGTCTTGGCCTACTGAAGCGGGTCCTTCTCACTCAAGTAGATCGAGAAGTTTGGATCATTGACTAACTCCTCGGACTTGACCTGTCGGAGATCAACGCCAACGGTGGTGTAGTCGGCAGTCAGCATCCCTCGAACCTTCAACTGACCTACCTCGAAGACCTTGTCCTCGTAAATAACGCGGTCGACGTCATGCTGGTCAGGGTTGAAGACGAGATCCGAGAGTCCAGCATTGCGGGCAGCTCGTACGGAGAAGACCAGGTGCAGTGTGTCGACGACATAGAAACCACGATCGTTGGTCACCTCTCCACCTTCGAGCTTCACCGCGCTCAGGACAGCGAGGTATCGGGGCGGGTACCACTTGCGACCGCCCCCGCTGGTGTATGAACCGACGCCGTAGACCGGATCTACCTTGGTGTCTATTCCGTCGTAGACATACCAGGGGACCGTCTGTCCGACTGGTTGCTGAAGGTCCTCTTC